AAAAACTGATAAACGGGTGGCGACTTGTTTAAACGCAAATAAAATTTTCAATTATCAATTAATAATTAAATAAAGGATTGCTAATCCTTTTCATTTTGTCGATCAATAAACCAATAATTAAGCCACAATTTAAACGAGCAATTTTAAATACAATCTGGGGTTGCACGGGGGGTTTTTGGGATAGTGAAGAAACCGAGATACCCTTTCATATTTTTTTAACAAAACAAAAGCCCACCTTGATTTTCGACATGCTGGTAATTAGGATGCCCTCTTGGAGTGTGGACTTAAGGTTTACTTTAAGTTTACTTTAGATCTACTTATAAGTGTTACTTATAAGTGTTACTTATAAGTTTAATCTATTACTGTTATCTATATATAACTTAATACTTATAAGTTTAACTTATAAGTTAAACATTAAGTTTAAACATACAGGTGTAGACTACTGCAGTCGATACCCTTACATGTCGACACTTAGGTGTCCATCCATAAATCGCCTTTAGGTTTTCTACCTATGGCATGTTCCATAAACTTCTCAAGTTCCATATTAAGCTGCTTTTCTTTATGACTTTCAACTGCTCTAGTATTATCTACTGCTAATTGTTCAATCCAATAAGCTACAGCTATAGACAATGCGTCTATTCTGTCGTCATTTCTAAGACTACCCCTATCTTTTGTTATTCTAGTTAATTGATAAAATAATTGATAATGAGGGTCTTGAGTGTCGAAATCTTGTCGAATAACTTGTGGGCTTACAATTAATCGATGCTGGTTCATTAAAGGCTCTAACGTATCTATGATACGTAATTCCTTTTGTTTACTATGGTTTACTTCTTCAATGTGAACAGGATGATATTTATTTACAACTGGTTTTAACAATTGAGTAAACATTCCATCTCCAAAGTTACTTTCAACTACAATTGCATTTACTTTAGCATCTCTAGCTAAGGTGGCAATTTTGGTCAGGTTACTTTCGGAGTACCCACCTTGTAGTCCGACACAAAGTTGAACATACAAGTTACCGTGAAGTTGTTTTACAATACAGACTCCGAGTTCATCACTTCCTCGACCACTAGGGTCAATAGCCATTACTGAACCTTGATACGCTGTAAATTCATTTGAAACAAACATAGGTTTATGAAACCTATCTCCCGTGAAACCAACACTTGGTAAATCTTCACAGATATATTCTGGGGATCCTGCCCAGGCTAATTGAACGGGTGCAATATTGTTGTCGATATCCATAATAACTAAATCAGATAATTTTAATGGAAATCTTTCTTTGTCAGACAAAGTAGTGTCCAACATAAATTGTAAAGCAAACCCTGAACGTCCATAAGACGCTTCTCGTTCTTTTAAATCTAAATCAGTAAATCTTAAAGGATCTATAGGTTGTCCATCTTCTAAATTTTGATCAACAATAAATGGTGCTAATTTATTTCCATACTTAGCAACCCTGTCTCTTAATGGCTGCCGAGCTGTCCATATTCTAGTTTCATATCCTCTACTTGGAAGATCATTATACAAAGACATATCTGATTGTGGAGTTCCTAAAAATATAATTTTACCATTAGGAGATAACACCGCTTCAAATTCTTTTACGTTATCAGATAACTTATCTCTCATTCCTTGTGTTAAAGAATTATTTAAACTTTCACAATCATCTGAAATAATAAAATTAGCACGTGAACCTGTAAGTTGGCCCGTAATTCCTACTGACTTAACACTCGGTGAGTGAGACGCAGTAGCTGGCGCAACATCAAAACTTACATTTGATCCACGCTGGTCATTACGGGGAGCGAGATGTTGTAATATGTCCATCTCTAAAATTAGACGTTTTGTAAATGTCGAGAAATCATCGGCTCTGTTTTTAGATGCCGACACAACGAGGAATTTTAGGTTTGGATCTTTTAAAAGGTTCCAACATACAAATGCAGAACAAATCCAAGATTTACCTACACCTCTAAAAGCCTGTATTACAGAACGTCTAGGGGAGTTTTGTAGATAATTTGCTATATCATACTGTACGGGTGTTGGATTAGGTAATTTTAGGTGTTTCCAAGCTAAATACAGGAAATTCCTAAAATCGTCCTTAACTTCTTTCAAAATGCCCTCTCAGGTTGATTTAAACGCACGTATATACGTGATTTTAGTTAAATTGATCTTCCCCTATTATCTCCTTTAAATCGCTTAATTTAAAGGGTAATTCTTCGGCTAATTTCGATACTGTTCTATTTTCAGTACCAATACAGTCTATGTTGTTGTCTTTTAAGAACTGCCTAGCTACGTTTAGATCAGATGCCTTAACTTCTGGGTCTCTAAGTTTATCCAACAATTTCTGTGCCAACAGTTCGTGTAGATTTTCTAATTTATTTTTTGTTTCTGACATTTACATTCCTTTAATAATAAACAACCATAAGCCGTTTTATAAATACACATTATTTTTTTAGTTTCTTTTTAAACTTATTACTTTTAGTAATTACTTTTTTGAACCTAACAATTCTTTTTAAAACCATAATTATTTTTTAGTAAATGCGTCAATAGAAGGTTTTAATCCGTAGATTGCACCAAATATTCCAACTATTAACCATTGATACCAAGAAGGAAATTTACCAAAGTAATCAAAGAACAAATCTAATTTAGCTTTAATATTAATATCATCACTAATAACTGCATAAGATAAAACAAGAATAGGAATACAAACAACGATTAAGACAAATTCATCTTTCCATGATTTGTCTTGTTGATCATATACATCTCTTTGATACTCAATCTCACCACGTGCCATACGTTCATAGTGTCGTTTCTCTGCTTCAGATTCTAAAAGTTCTGATTGTTTATGATTTTTATAAATCTCAGCACCAGTTTTAAAAACTGTCGGTATTATATTCCACCACATATTAATTTTTATATTGAACTCTTAATTTTCCTCTGTTTAATTTTGCTGAAACAACTCTTAAATTGTCTGGGCTATTATCTTGAGGGTTACTATTTTTATGATCTACGTCTTTACCGTCACCTTTATGAACTCTTCCTTCTGCCATCAACTTTCGTCTTGCTCTGTTTCTAGCTGCTCTGTCTAATTTTTGAGAAGCAGAAGCTTGATATTTTTTATATTCTTCTTTGTAATTTCTAGTTTCCATGGTTTCCTAATAAATATTGCCAAATTGTAAATATTGTTCCTAACAGAGCGGCGATCCCCGCAAGGACTTTCAAGCCACCTTTTGACATGGCTATTTCTTCTTTTAAGGTTTGTACTTCTGCGTTATTACGATTAACGTCTTTATGAAGTTCATGAATTTTATTATTTAAATCTTTTAAATATTGGATTAATAAAGCGTCTCTTTTAAGTTGTTGTAATTCAACTGTTTTTTTAATATTTTTAATTTTTTTCATTTATATAGAAAGTCGGCTGCATCTAAACAAGTAGCAACCGACCTCCCAAATTTTTTAACTAATCTTCGTCAGATTCTTCAAAATCAGTATCTTCAAATTCATCAGAGTCATCCCATGAATTTTCGCTATCATCATCATTTTCAAACTCTTCATTTTCGTTTTCTGATACTTTATCTTGAATAGCTGCAAGTTGATCTTGCACTTCTTCTAGCATTTCAGAAACAGTTTTCTCAGCTTTTTTCTTTGCCATTACTCGTGTCGCCTTTTGTTAGTTGTTAGTTTTACTTTTTGTTATTTTGAAAAAACGCTTCAACTGATTTAGACCAGTCCTTAAAAGCGTCCGCCCAAAATTTCTGAATCTGTCCAGCATAACTTTCAGTTGCTTTTTTAGCATCTTCGTATGAGGGGATTTCGAACTTAGGTGTGAACATATCATCTCCTTGTTGTTTGTTTAAAAATTTAACTTCTTCAAAAGTGTACGGTGTCATTTATTTAGGTTTAATATTATAACAAATATAAATTGTTAAAATTAAACTTACATAAATTGCTATTTCTATAGTTGTAAAAATCATTTAGTTAATTGTTTAAGTTTTTCTTTTAGCTTTGTTACGTTCTCTGCACACTTGCAGGTAACTTGTTTACCGCAGGTACATGGTTTGCATTTACATTCTTTATGTTTCATAATTTATTTAAATTGGTTGTAATCTTTGTATCTAAAATTTAGAGCAAGACTTATTCTCGTCTCATCAGACATATTTGGTTCAACTGAATGAACAACATAAGCAGGAAATATAATTAAATCCCCAACTTTTGGTTTTATTCTATAATAACTTCTTCCATCTACTAAATAATTTTGTGTATTTATTTCATAAGAGGGTAAAAAATTTGTCATACCTCTTGGGTCGTGCAATAATAAATCACCACATTTATTGAAAGTTTTTAAATAATATACTGCAACAACATTATTACCTGAATGTTCATGAGGTGTATTAAAACCATATTTATCTGTAAATGAAACCCAACTTTTAACTAATTCTATTTCAATTTTTTTATTAGTAATTTCTTTTAAATATAATTTAATTTCATCAGTAAATATTTTTGCTAATTGGTCTGCTTCATCTTTAGGTAATCCATCATTAAAATTTTTTTTAAATCCTAAAGACATACCCTCACCTATTTTCTTATTTAATTCTTGAAAATTAGGTATTGAAATAATCTTAACTGGTGTATTAAATAAATTAATCATATAACTTTAAACTGACTAAAGTCTTTATATTGAAAATTTAAAGCAAGACTTGTTCTTGTTTCTTCTGATAAATTTGGCTCGACACTATGAACTACATAAGCTGGGAAAAGAATTAAATCCCCAACTTTTGGTTTTATTCTAAAATAACATCTACCACCAACTGTTTCACATTTTGAATCTGTGTCGTAATACTGGTTAAAACTTACACTTCCTCTAGGGTCTAATAATAATAAATCTCCAGCTTTATCGTTTGTCTTTAGATAATAAACACCAACAATAAAATTTAAAGGGTGTCCATGTGGTGTGTTCCAATTATTTTTGTTGTGATGACTAAACCAACTTTTTGCAATAGATAAATCTAAAGTTTGACCAACAGTTTCTTTACAAAAAAGTTCAGCTTCTTTTATAAATAAATCCTTTGTTCTAATATTTTCTTCTTCATTAAGATTTTCATAAAAGTTTTTATTAAATCCTTTATGTATTGAATTACCCAAAATTTTATTAATTTCCTCATAATTAGGAAAAGACAATGTCTTAACTGGTGTCTGAAATAAATTTTGTATAGACATATTAATAATTCATTATTTCTTCTGGTTTTTTCATTAACTTATCTATGAAGTCTTGAGATATGATTTCAATTTTGTCGTGCATATTATCTCGTCTAGGAGTTCCTTCTATGAAACGTAAAATTCCACCAGTAAGTCTGTATAAAGCCGCACCGAGCATTGCTACGTTATAATTATAAGAAACATCACATGCTTTAGTCCAATATTCATTCTCTAAAAACAAACACGCACCTTTACATAATTGAACTACTGGACATCTTACGCACTCACTTCTAGTTCTGAAGTGATGAACTAAAGTCATCTCAATAGCTTTAATATCTTTGTAAGTTCCTGTGTTGTGGTTTGGAAGATTCGCATTGACATTCTGGCAAGTCATTGTGTTGCCTTTTAAATCTACTGCAAGAATATTTGGATTATCCATTCCGCACTTTTGACCAAATACTGTAAATGGTCTGCGTGTGCTTATAGAATTAAAGAAGTCATCTAATTTATCAAATACTGTAGATACACCTAATGTTTTACCAAAAGCCGCTTCTTCAAATAAAACTTCTTTCATTTCCTTTTGTTCTTCAGGTAATGTTGGCGATAACATCATTCCACCAGCATCATAAGGAAGCATTATTTCCTCTGTTGTTAGTGGGATATTAAATGGTTCTAATCCCATTTTTTCTGCGATGTATTCTCTAACTTTATGTAATGAGTAATTTTTAACTGTAAGAACGCAGTTGAAACCTATTCTGCCTTTTGGAAATAGTTTATTATAAGCATATTTAACTGCTTCTAAAGTTTTAGGTACAGTAAGTATATCTTCTCCTCTTTGGTCTCTATAAACAGCACCATCGTGAGATATACCTAGTTGAAAATCTAAACTGTCTAACCAATCAACAATCTCAGGAGTGAGCATTGATGCGTTAGTGATAATATTAAATTCTGCTTTAGGAAATTTCTTTCTTAAACCCTCAGCTAATACTTTTAAAACTTTTATATAAACTAATGGTTCTCCACCCCAAAATTCCCAACGAGTTTTATTGCCATCTCCTTTAAACCAAGTATCTAGTTCATCTAAAAACTTTTGTGCTTCAGCAGGATTTCCTTGAAATGAATTAGGTACAAATTGAGCTTGGTTACAATAACTGCAAGAGTAATTACATTTTAAACCCATCTGAATTTTTACATTATTTGGCTTATCAGATTTTTTTGCAGGGTTACTTGGCGAGTTAGGAATCCACTCGTGAAAGTGTCCTTTAGTATAATCCATGTTTATACTCTCTAACGATACAGCTATTCCATTCTCTGTAAGTTCAGAGGTATGTGGTTTGTACATTAAGTATCTCCAACCTTTTGGATATTGAAGATGTAATTTGTATTCTGGTGGATTACTTGTATCGTAAACTTTAATTATCTCTGGTTCTTTTTTCTTCCAAGAAGCAAAGTTATACTCTTGTGAGCTACTCATATATGCTTTTAGTTAGGGGTTAGTTAAAACTTAATAAGTTTTGTTTTGCTAAATCGTATGGGTGTGTTTTCCCATAATGATGATTTAACGAATATGAATTATCCGTTATGTCGTAATTTAACCAAGTAGCTAAACCAATAATTAAATTAGTTCT